CTGAATCTCCTATCTTCCTTCTATATCTTTTTCTTCTTTTCTTTTTTCTAAAACATTAACTATATTTTCAGCACACTCTATATATTGTCTCTTTATAGCATCATCTGTACAACCTGCTATATGTGGTGTAACAACAACATTATTTCTTCTTTTAGATAATAAATCAGTATATTCGCCTACGTCTATATCTAATCCTAAATAAAAATTAGGATTTTTATCTGCGAATTCAACTAATGCTTGTATATCTGTAACTCCTGTTCTCGAAGTATTTATAAATGTTGCATTTTTCTTTAAAAGTTCTACTTTATCTCTTGATATTAAATTATTAGTTTGGTTTGTTAATGGTACACTTACATTTATAAAATCCGAATTTTGTAATAGTTCATCTAACTCTACAAATTTTACGCCTTTTCTAATTAAATTTTCATGATTTTCAGGATGTTCTGTATAGCATAATATTGGCATATTAAATAAATTTGCTATATCTACCATTCTTTGAGATATTTTTCCTGCACCTATTAAACCTATTGTTTTTCCGTTTATATCAGTCGGTTTACTAGTTAATAATCTTCTGTTTGGTTTACCATTTATAACTAAATCATTAGCTTCTTGTATTCTTTTACTTGCATCTAACATCAAGGTTAAAATATGTTCTGCAACTGATGTAACATTTGCATTCGGACAGTTAACAATATCAATAAGTTTAGATTCAAAACATTCCTTATCAATATGGTCTAATCCTATTGACATAGACGCTATAATCTTTGGAGTTTTTATGTCTATAATCATATCTTTTGTTATTCTTTCTTCTACTCCTACAATCAGAATATCATATATACTTAGTAATTGTTTTAATTCTTCTTTATTGGGATACTTTTCTCCCTTCCATACATCTACACTTATACCTTTTTCTTTTAAAATTTTAACAGCTTGTCTATCTATACTTTTTGACATACTACACGCTTTTAACATTTTTATTTCTCCTTAAATTTTTGTTTATTATATCATATTTTAAAAAAATTTAACTATTTTTGTATTATTTTATTGAAAATTAATCTTATATAACTAATAACAAAGCATTGGTATCTTATTTATTTATAATTATAATTACTTTTTACTTACATAATTGTACAAATATAAAGCAACCTGATTTTGTTCTATTGATTCCATTTCCATGAGTTTAGCCATTGCAAACATTACAAGTTTATATTTTGCAAAGTTTATTAAAGTAGTTCTATATTCTTCATCAACTTCTTTTAGCATAGCATCAAATTTTTCATAGTTTTCTTTAGTGTTGTATATAAGACCTGACCATTTGCTTTGACTCATACATATTGCTAATCTTAATTTATCTTTTATATCCATATCATTTATCATATTTATTAAATATTCAACTTTTTCATTTTCCATATTCTAATTACCTCCATATTAAAATCTTGTATCGTATTTTCTTCTATTATTTTTAGCATTATTTATCTCACCTTTTGGTTTAACTTTTCTAGCTATGTTATTTGCAATTTCATTTTCATCATCAGTAAATATTCCATTTTTATATAGGTCATCACTAACAATTTTGTAGTTATTATCTTTATCATAGCAAATTCTTTTGTGAAAATGTCCCATAATGCTATGCCAAAATTCTTTGAATCTGTGTAATTGGGCTTTTATGCTTTCTTTTTCTTCTCGTAATTTACCAATAATTTTATCTTTAGCAGATAATTCACCTTTTAAATTATAAATCTCTTTATCTTTTTCTTCTATTTGATATTTAAGAGAACAATTTTCTTTTTCTATTTCAAAAGCACTATGTTCAAAATCTCTAATAGCAATATTTAAGTCATTTACACTTCTAACTATTTTAGTAGTATCTTTTACATCTTTAGTAAAGTTTTTGATTTTTTCAATATCTTCGTTAGAAATAACCATATTATTTTTGCTAAACTTAGCAGGTTTTAACTTGTCTAATATTTGATTTATATCTTTTGTTGTATTATCAAGTTTGTCAGTTTGTTTATTAGCTTTATCAAGTTTTTTCTCTTTTTCAGCAAGATGCTTTTTCATATTTGTATAATTGCTCATATCTTTAACATTTATATCTTGATTTCTGCCTTTTTGCTTTTCTTTTAATTTAATATCCATACTATAAAATTTATTAAAAGACTTAATACAAGCATTTCTCATTTTATCTTGAATTTTAGTTAACGATTCTTTTGTAAATAGTTGTGATTTACCAACCTGTTTTTTCATTCCTCTAGTACAATTTTCTATTATAGGTACACCTACAATGTGCATATGAGGAGATGTTTCATCAAAATGAATAGTAGCATTTGCTATTTTAAATGTTGGTAAAATCTTCATTAATTCATTTACTTGTTCATTATATACATCAATCATTTTTAGTCTGTATAATTTGTCTTTATCTTTCCAAAAATCCATATCTCCAAGTTCAACTATAATCTCACAAGCGAGGTCATTTTGAGATTCATTTATCTTCATAAAATAGTTATCTATTTTTCTATCATTTCTAGTTTGCCTATTATTGTATTCTATACGAGCATCTTCAAATTCTTCTAAATATAAATCTTTTACATCATTTACAATATCATTTGTACCACGAATTATTCTAATCAAATCTTTTTCATTATCATAGTCTCTTAAGTTATGCTTATTTACTTTAGATAAAGCATTTGCATTTTGAATTGCATTATTAGATAGAGACGTAGTACCAGATAAATTTCCTTTTGCAACTTTCCTTGCTAATTTACTTTTGTTTTTATCACTACCCAAGTGAAAAGAATATGCCAATTCTTGCTCCATAAAAGCATCTCCTTTGAATTTTCTTCGTAGCATAAGACTTTGGCTTTGCCATAAGTCCTAACCCCCTACGAGTTATGACGTACCATCATAACTCGTGGGCTCTGCGAGGCAATAAAATTTATCTGCATAGATAAATTTTATTCAAATTAACTATCGCCACTTTCATTTTTATTTCATAAAAACAAAATGTGCCACGTTAATTTTTTTCTTCAGTATCATCTTCGCAGAACTTTACTGGCTTAACACCTACTGAAATAGGAGTAGTATCTTTTGAGTAAATTACACTAGTGTTAGTTTCATCTGGAATATAATCAAATGCAGTATCAATTTCTTGCATTTGGAATTTATCTTCTTCACGAATATAAATTATTCCAAATTCATAAGTTTTCATTTTGCAATCTGAATCTAATTTATAATAATCTTTTAATGGAAATACTCTAACAATAGCACTATTATCTTCAACGAAGTTAAAATAAAACATTTGCTTATCTAAATAGTATGTTGCTTCAGTATAACCAACATCATAATACTGTCTTAATCTCATTATTACTTCGCCAAATTCTTCTTCAGATAAGTAATTACTAAATCTTATATTACCAAGTACATTACCAAATATAGCTGGTTTTATTGTATCGATATAACCTTTGTCAAACAATTCTTTACAAGGCTTACAAATAGTTTCTCTAAAATTAATTTGTTTAACTACTATTTCTGTACCAACTAAAGATAGTTCTATATCGTCAACATATTTCATTATAAGTTCAGCTTGTTCTTCTCTGGTATAATCATTCCAAATTCTATTTCTTGCTTGATATTCTTTATCTATTTTTATCTTATTGATAAAATCAATATCTCTTTTTAGTAAAATATCTTTTGGAGTAAATCGTAATTCTTCTACACTATCAGTAGTATCTAGTTTAGTTTCTAGTTCACTAATTGCTTTTTCAACAATTTTCTTTTCTTCGTTATATTCTTTTAATTCAAAAACACCATTAATATATGCTTTTTTAATTCTTTCAAGCTTATTTCTCTGATTATTTATTTCTTTTTCTAATTGTTCTCTAGGCTCATCAAATTTTTGCTTTATCATAGGCAAGAAGAATTGATTAACAACTTCATCATATTCAATTAATTCAGCTATAAATTGATTAAAGTAATCATTTATTAACTTTTCTTTAAATTCTATTTTACAATCACTGCAGTAATAATAAAAATAAGATTTACCATTTTTCTTTGTAGTAGCTTTTCCACCTAAAATTCTGCCACATTTAGGACATCTTAGTTTCTGTAAATATAAATAAGTTAATGTTCTTTGATAGCTTTTTGAATTTTTCTTTTTTTTAACTTGGCAATCTTCCCACATTTCTTTAGATACAATAGGTTCAACAACATCTTCATAAAAAGTAGGATGATTAGTTCTTTTTCCATGAACAAAATCACCTTTATATATTTCATTTTCAAGAATAGTAACAATAGTAGAATCTCTCCAATTATCTCTTCCTAATACTTTTTCTTCGTTAAATAGATTGCTTATTTTTTTATAAGATAATCCATTATAGTATAGTTCAAATATTCTAACTACAATATCTTTAGTAGAATAATCAATTACTAGTTTTCTATCTTCGTGTTTATATCCTAAAGGTGCTTTATGGGGAATATGACCATTTTTTATTGCACCTGCCATACCAACTTTAGTTCTTTCACTTGTTCTTTCAATTTCATTTTGACTTACACTCATTAATAATCTTGAAATCATTTTGCCATTTGCACTAGTTGTATTTATTTCATCATTAACACAATCTAAATAAGCATTGTTTTCATCTAAAAAAGTCATAAGATTTTCCCAATCATAAATACTCCTAGTTATTCTATCTAGCTTTAAAGCTACAATAGTATTTATTCTTTTAGCTTTTATATCATCTTTTAATCTTTCAAACTCTGGTCTGTGATTACCAGTTTTAGCACTTATTCCTGCATCTTCATAATAATCAACTATCTCATAACCTTTGAATTTACAAAAAGCTTCTAATCTTTCTTTTTGCTCTGGAAGACTAAAGCCTTCACGTGCTTGGTCTTCTGTTGATACTCTCATATACAAACCACATTTTTTCTTCTCTTCGTTCAATTTTTAAACCTCCAATCTAACAAAAAAGAGACATCAAAGTACATACGAGTACTACTGACATCTCTTAAATCCGTTTATCACAAATAAAATACAATATAATTGTAATATAATATAAATTTTTTCAAAGTACTCATAAATCTATATCTAGCTCTTGCTAAAGTAAATATAGATAATTAATTGCCTATATTATATCACGATTTCCAGAAATGTCAATTTTTAACAAATTATATATTTTTCAAATATGTTTCTAATTCTGATAATTTAATCTTTTTAGATAAATTAGAAATATAAACATCATTTGAATAATTGAAAACTAACAAAGTAATGTTCTTAACAATTACTTTATGTGGTTCAACATATGAGAGATTAGTCTTTTCAATTTTTCTAATACTACCTTTTATAAAAGTAGGGTTTACTTTAGAAAACTCACATATAAACTCTAGTCTTTGTTTTAAACTTTCCTCAAATTGTATTTCTTGTTTAATTATCTTCATTACATACACCATCCTTTCTTTTTAGGATGATTTTTTCGCAAACAAAAAAATCAACCATTTTACTGATTGATTTTTGTATCTGTAGTTCGAACAGATTCGTTATTGGCTGGGGTACTGTGATTCGAACACAGGAATGTCGGAGTCAGAGTCAAAATATAAGATTTTCTATTTTCTTCTATTTTGGTCTACAATATGCTTATTTTTAACATTTTCCCTGCTTTTATCTTTCTGTTATTTTCTATAATATAATATACTTTTCTAAAATATTGGACAAGTTTTGGACAAGTCAATTTTCCTTAAAAAATATTTCTATTAATTCTTTACCTTCTTTAAGATTGTAACCTAAATCACAACATTTTTCAAGCATAATTTTAATCATTTGCTCTTTCTTATTATATTTTTTACTTAATTTTTTTACTTCATTTTCTATTACATTCATTACTCCATATCTCCTTCTTTATTTTTTAGAGCTCTGATGTATAAATATAATGAATTAGGTTGCATTTGGGCAACATTTTATGAAACTGTCATTTTTGTTTATGAAAATAAAAAAATAACACTTTAATAGTGCTATTTTACTATTTTGTATAATTCTTCTATGTCTACTTTTAATGCTTTAGCTATCATTATCATTGTTGACAATTTGGGTTCTCTTTCTTGTCTTTCTATTTTGCTTAAATGTCCTTTGCTAATGCCAGATAGTTCTGCTAAAGTTTCTAATGTCATATTCTGTTTTAATCTTATTTCTCTAACCAGAATTTCTATTTTCATAAAACCACCAATTTTAATATGCCCAATTTATTTTCTTTTATGAAACTATATTTTTCTAATTAATTCTTTAAAACTGTATGCATCTTTATGACATGCTATTGTAAACGCACTAAACAAGCAATTATTATGAGCATATTCATCCCATTCTTCCCTTGTAATTTTCTTATTTTTTCTTACATATTCTTTTAATTCTTTTAAGCTTTTTTTATAATAATTGATCATAAAAACACCTCAATGTTAGCATCTACATTTTTAATATTTTTATGCAAAAGTAAAAGAAGCCTTTTAGACTTCTTTTGCTTTCTTTATTACTTTGCTAAATCTTTTCGTTCTTGACATTACTTTCATACTTTCTGCTGATAGTATTAAAAAGTATTTTAATAACTTTCTGTATTCTTTTTCACTTTTTATATTTAACACTTTAATCATTTGTAGAGATTGTGTATATGCTTCTTTCATATTCATCACCTCATATGTATTATAACATATTATGTTAATTTTGTGTGTCGAACGGTGTCGAAGTTTTTACTTAATTCAAAATTTTAAAATTTTTTTAATTTTCTATTGACATACGTATTAATACGTAGTATAATAATAGTGTCGAAAGACAATAATATATTCAATAGTAGCTTTTAATTATTGAAAAACTTAAGAAAAAGGAGTGATACATATGTATCCAAAAGAATTGGTAAAGCTACTAGAAAAAAATGGTTGGGTTAAGATTTCACAGTCTGGATCTCATCTAAAAATGAGGAAACGGAAACCAGACAGAAATAATTCCTATACATAATAGGGATATACCTAAAGGTTTAGTAGCAACCATTTTAAAGAGAACGGGACTGAAATAATGTCCCCTCTACTCTATTTTTTGAATATATTAATACTAAAGAGAATATAAATATAAGGAAGTGGTTTTTATGAATAATTATTTTTATCCGGCTATATTTACTTATGATGAAAATGATAAGTCTTATATGGTTGATTTCATTGACTTAAAAGGTTGTTCCACTTTTGGAAATTCTATTGACGAAGCATATATAATGGCTCAAGATGCTTTGGGATTATATTTATCTGATTTAGAAACTTTCCCTAAACCTACTATTCCATATAACCATATAAAATTAAAAAGTAATCAATTTATCTCAATAATTGAAATTGATTTATTAGAATATAGAAAGAAATATAGTAATATAGCTGTTAAAAAAACGTTATCAATTCCAACTTGGCTAAATACTATAGCAGAGAAAAATGATATAAATTTTTCTCAATTATTACAAAAGGCATTAAAAAAAGAATTAAATATTAATAATTAATTCTTGACATATTTAAAAAAATAAATTATTATAATTAAAAGAATATATTATTGTTTAAAAAATGAGATTAATAAAAGATAGGTATGAGAAATCTATCTTTTATTTTTTTAAAATTCAATCCTTCACAATCAATTTTAAGCCGTTTTATTTTTCAATTAATGTAATTATATGCCTTGATTTTAAGCCATAAAACGAAAAAAAGAGGTAAATTGAAATTAATCAACTTACCTCTTAATTTTTTATCTAACTCCGCCTGTCCATTTAGCAAATCCTATTTTGTAGTTTGAAGTTCCACTTACATTATATCTTACCATTGGTCTTCCATTAAATATTCCAAAACAATCGCACTCTTCATATGGACTTAAACTTCCTATCACTTTTGTTAAACTTGTATCTGCATATATAATTTCTTTTGTTGAACCGTTTTTATATCTTCTCACTGGTTCGTCACTCCTTTCAACTTTTGGTACTACTACTGTAGTTGTAGCTTGTCCTATTTTATTTGCTACATCATTTTTAAATTGTATCCAAGCCTGTTCATTTCTTACATAGTATCTTGGACATTCTTTTCCTGTCACATCATAATGTCTTATAATTGCATCTATTCTTAAATTGTATCTCTTGCATATATCTGCACATAACTCTACTAAACTGTTATATGTATTGTCGTTGAATTTTCCATCCCAATCTGGGTGACAATCTTCTATTCCTATTGATTTTCTATTCATTGAATAACTACCACTATGGAAAGCTACTTCATTTTCTGGTATACATCTTATTATTTCACCGTTTAAACCGATTATATAGTGAGATGAAGCATATGTCTTATGTGATGTTGCTAAACTCTCAAAATAGTTTCTATTACCTAATGCAGAACTTCCTGCATTTCCAACCCAGTGAACTACAATTTTTTGTATAGTTCCTTGTTTCTCTCCACTTCTTGAATATGGATTTACTGTTAATAGTCTATCTTCTATATTCATTATTCGTTTACCTCCCCTCTTGTATCTTCTTCTGCAAGTTCCATTGTTTCTACAATTTCATCTTCCATAATTATTCCTCCTTATTACTTATTGCTTTTTGTCCTAACAAATATGTACCTATTACACCTTGTACTACTGCAATAACTTGTACTATTTGTATTGCATATGGTATTGTTATTCCATCAACAGCATTTATTCCTGCTACTAAAGCACTTACTATTGCCAATATATTTGTTAAGTATTTTGCTATTGTTTTTACTCTTTCCATATTAGTTCACCTCCTACATAAATTTACTTAATCCCAGTGCAAAAGCTATTGCTGTTAATACTATTCCAGTCACAAAAGAAATTACTTTGCCTTTTACTTGTTTCTTTGTGTCTTCATAATCCTTAATTGGCTTTTCTTCTATTATTTTTAAGCGTTCGTTCATTTTGTTCTGGTCTTCTCTCATTGCCTTCATTTCTGTTGCTATTTCTCGCACACTTAGCGTTAAATCATATATGTTTTCAACTTTATTTTCAATACTATCTAATCTTTTAGAATTTGATTTTGAACGTTGCTCATTTTCTACTAATCTTTCAACAACTTCTGTCTCTTGCATTTTCTTCCTCCTTTCGAGAAATTTACATTTTTAGTTTAATGGAATTGATAATATTCCAGTTAACCAATAAGCATTTCCATTAATAATACGAACAGTAACATTGCCATCAGCTACCTGTAAAAAGCCTTGTGATGTTTCTGTTCCAAAGGCTCCTGCTCTTATATAATTTTTTCCTTTCAAAAGAGTTTTTAAATCATATCCTGTAATATTAGGTAAGCTCCCTATAGTTACTTCCTTATCTGCTGCTGCAAAATACCCTGTAGACTTGCTTACTGAAACTCTAACAAATAGTACTCCATTTATTATTCTTGCTTGTATACCATTTCCATATTGAAATCCACTATTAGAAGAAAGTATTATTCCAGTATTTAAAGTTCCATTAATCCACCCAGTATCTTCGTTCTCTATTTGTTCTTTTAAATTGTTTATTTCTTTTTTTACGCCTTTTATTTGAGGTATCATATTAACACCTCTTTTCTTTTTATAAAACTATAAGTGTGTGTGTGTGTGTGTGTGTACAGCCCCAAGGCTTACATGATTTATTTTAGTCATATATTTTTCTCCTTTATATTTAATTTGCTATAAATGTGCAATTTAAGTTGTACCAAGCAGAAGTATATGCATTATCTGAGACCCATTCTAACATAATTCCTCCAGCCGGAGTTATTATCCACCTACAATATCTAACCCCAGAGCAAAATCCCTCAAAATATATTTGGGTTGCCGGTCTATACCCTTCTGGAAGTTGTGCTATTGTTGTTCCTGCCTTAGTAATTCCTGACACTCCTCCTACAATTGTAACAATTCCATTTTCTTTCTTATAAATAGCTTTTTTAGCAATCTTATCAACTGTTATTCCTGTGGCCAATGGTAAATCCTTCCACTTTTCAATTTTGTATTGTGTACCTGAAGGTAAAGAATCTAAAATTTCACCATTGCCAAATATTATATCTGAATTAAATCTTTGTGCTGATATTATTTGAACATTAGGAGTACGTGAACCACCTGGCAATTTAAAACAAACAGAAAATATACAATTGCTTTCTACTATTATAATATTATCTGAAATGTCAACTCCTTCTGGGTTTAATTGGTTTATTCTTTTAAATTTAACTTTAAAATTGGTAGAATCTTGTCTATTAATTTGCAAACTATATATATCATCAAAATCATACTGTTGAGTTGATGTAATTTTAAAAATTATCGTAGCCGTCTTAAATACAGTTTTCATATTTACATCAAATAATTTAATATATTTATTTGTATACCCTGAAGAAGTATATAAAATATTTTTTCCATCTGGAAAATCTATTTTGTTTTCAATTTTCTTAATTAAATTTTTAAGTGTTAGCATTATATTCCCCCCTTACTACTAATGTTAAAATATCTCCTGTTTCTAACTGCCAATCTGTTGTTGTCTTTATTTTATTACTTATACTATCTGCATCTCCTATTTCTCTATAATGTCCATCTGTTCCAGCATCATCACTACTTAATGCTAGTCTTTCGGTGTCTAAGTATACATCTAATACTTCTTGTCCAACTTGATAATAACAAGGTAATGTTACTTCTGCTCCTGCATTTATATTAGATGTTATTTTTAGTTGGTAAATGTGTTGTGTTATACTTATTATTTTATTTCTTACTTCTGTATCATCATATGTTGCACCAGGTTCACCCTTTTCCCCTTGTATTCCTTGTTCTCCTTTTTCACCTTGCTCTCCTCTAGGTAATATCAAATTTAAAATTTGATTTGGAGCTTCTCCTGTTATAGTCGCAGATGCTTCATCGCCTTCCTCAACTATACCTATCTGCAAACAATTTGCTGGCCCAGTTTCTCCTTTTTCCCCAACATCGCCTTTAATTAGTGGAATATTCGATACTCCATCTATATGAATAACTTCAATTTCATTGGTAGACAAATCAGTAATCTGATTAACTTCTTGCTCTACATTATCAAGATCATTAATTTCTATAGACATTATTCATCCCTCCTATGAGTTATCTCTTCAGTTAATGTTATAGTTCCAAATCCAAGTGTTTTAACATAATCACCTGATTTCAGCTCTATATCGTATTGATAAGTTCCGTATGGCATATCAGATGTATCTTCCGAATTTAATGTAAAATAAAAATACCCATTACTATATTCAATATTATCTGGGTATTTTTTATGTATAATTGATTTTAAACTATTTGCACTAGATTTTACAGTAAAATAAATATTATCTTCTGGAGATGGTTCAATTTCTTTACCTAATCCATTTTTTAGTTGAAACTTTAAAACTTGTGTATCTCCTCTTGTAAATTCTAAATCCATGTTATTCCTCCTTCTATTTTAAAAATCCATAAACATTTATCATAGCTCTTACATAACCAGTTCTTGCAGCTCTATTTTTGTCATAATCATCCCATTCAATGTTTTCAGTTGGAACAGCATCAGAAGTTCTTAATTGGAATAATGTTCCCTGACCTGATGTTAAAAAATTTCCAATATTATTACTTATATATGTATTTAATTTTCCTTCTTCACCTGTACAATTAATTGCATTGGTATTATTGGTTATCAATCTATAATCATAATTTTCAGATGCGATTTCCACATTAAATGGTGTTACATTTCCAGTTAATAACTTTTCGTAAAATAAATTAACATTTCTTGAGTAACCCACTTGTTTATCTTTTTTATAACTATAATTAATTGGGTGTAATTGTAGCACCAAGTATGCACTTGTTACTACAAAATTAGAAGGAATAAATACTCCTATATTTATATATTTATAAGTTGATTGGCTAGGAGTAAATATGCTATAGCCTATTTCTTTCCAATCCATAGAAGAAAATGATAAATTTGATAAAACTCCTCCATTACCTATTATTGTTGTTCCATCATGCAATTCAATACCTTCTTTTCCTATGTTTACAACTTCTTCCCCATTAGCTGATAAAACTTGGAGAGAACCATTTGTATTGTTCTCTCCCCCTAATTTTAAAGTTCCACCTTTAATTCTATTGGCACTTAGCGTACCTGCAGTTATAAAATCAGCATTTATAATTCCATTTAAACTAATAATTGTTTGATACTCTCCATTTATTCCATTATTAGAAATATCTAATGCATTTTTCCCAATTCTTAATACAGTTTTTGCCTCTTCTAAAACATTTGTATCAGCAATATACATGATACCATCTTTCTTAACAACATAACCACTGTTTTGTTCGATAATTTCTTTTACAATTTTCTGTATATTTTCCCACATTGAATCTAATTTATACTTTTTTATTAATTGCTCTATAGTTTGAGGCAACATACCATCTTGCCTACTCGTCTTTGTTGGTTTTATACTAAATTCCATCAATTCCCTCCAAATAAAAACACCTACATTTTTGTAAGTGCCTTTAATTATTTTATTTATTTTTTTTCCAATAACCTATATTATAAAAAACAAGTGCTACAATTACTTGTAATATTAAAATTCCAAGCCAGTTATCATCAGCATTTTCTTTTAAATTTTGTATTTTTGATTCATTATCTTCTATATTTCTGTTTAACTCTTCAATTTTCTCTTCTTTATTCTTTACTTGTTCTTGTAAATCTTCGATTTGTTTTTCATAGTTATCTATTATCTCCTGTCCATCATCTTCAGTTCCCACTATAATCAATCCATCATCTTGACTTGTAAAATCAATGTTACTCTCATATGGACAAATTCCATTTGGATGTTGATGTTCTGAATATCCATGGTGATAATGATACTCTCCTGTGCTGTTATCGTAGTGTCCACCATCTGCATCAGTTCTACCTTTATGTGCAATACTAAAATTAGAAATCAACAAAATAATAGCTATTAAAATAAAAAATACCTTTCTTTTCATGACAAATTCCCCCTTTAACAAATTATAGCATGTATTTATTTGTTATTTTGTCGAAATTTGTCATGATATATTTTATTTTACATATTTTGTTATTGGAATCATAGAATATGTTTGTATATATCCATCTTTATTTATTTTAAAACCGATATTTTTTAATAAACTTGTCTTATCTTCTATTGATAATTTTTGTTTATTTACAAAATTAACGACATCATTGTCATAATCACTTATTCCTTCTATCCTGCATATTATTTTTTTATAATCATCCGATAATTTTGATTCTGATATATTATTAAGATAATTATAAACTTTTTTACTTTTAGATCCCTTTATGCTTTCGCCATCCTCATCTTTATCACTAACAAAATCCTGAGATTTATATTTTAAATATTCTGTTATAGGAAAATCTATCTTTTCTAAATCTAAATATTTTTTATCTCTTGAATTAATTGCTGTTTTATATATTATTGATTTCGTAGTATCACTATAATCAGCATTAGCCAATATCTCTTCTTTCTCTTTGTCTTTAGATATCCCCTCAGTTTTGGCAATATAACTTAAATAATCGCTTTGCTCTCCACCATGTTTTTTTAAATCTTCTAAGGTATTATATAAAGTTGAAGTTTTAACTTCCTTATTAACACTCTTAGCATAATTAACTTTATTTTTTTCTTTAACATATGTATATATATTTTCTATTGCTTTTTGTTTTTGATTATCTGTTAATTTTTGATATTGTTTTGTTGAAATTAAGTTGTTAATTAAATTATATGAATTTTTTCCATAATCAGTTTTATATTTAGAATATTCTTCACTTGTCATCCTGTATGTTGTTCCATCTATTGTAAATGTTTTGTCTATTGAGCTAACTGGTAGAATAGACTTTTCACCGTTCTTGCTATATAAATTGTTTATCTCATTATCCACCTTATCTTTAGTTACCTCTTTAACTGTTGATGGATTTATAAAATTATTTAATGCTCTTATCGGTAAATTTTCTTCTTGCTTTTGTTTATTTCCCCATATATCTGTTTTTACTGGTAACGTCTTCCTTAACCCTGGAATTTTGGATGTTATTTGCAATTTGGTTTGATCAATTGCTTTCTGTAACAAATCGGTTTTGGTTGATGTTGTACTTCTTTCATATTCATCAGAAGTTTTTGCAATTTGTCCAATTAAAGTTGGTACGAACTGATTTACATATGATTTTACAGCATTTGTTCCCATTGCTGAAAATTTATCTTCATTGTAACTACTTAATGCACTAGTTAAACCACTAATCATTGTCATCTCGCTCATTGGCGAAATTGATTTTGCCATACCATTAGCCCAATTTTCTAATGAATTTAATAATTGGTTTTCCTTCTTGTTATCATCAGAGCTAATACTGCTTTTTTCATTTTTTTTAGTATTTTTTATCGAATATGCCTCTGCTCCTGTAAATAATGGTATTCCAACTGGTGCCAACCAGTCTAAAGAATATGTCTTTCCTGCTATCTCTATTGAATAAGATTGACTCCCCGTTGCTTCATCGTAATTTTCTTTTTTATCATCGTCTCCACCAGAAGCTTTTAACATTCCCGCATCTGCTAATGCATAGCCTAAAACTGCAATGCCAGTTCCTGTCAATCCTTTTGAAAGATTATCTATATATTTATTAACTGTTATGTCTCCCTTTCTTAATTTCACTGTATCTACTGTAATTGTTTTTAATAATCCAGTTGGATTATACTCTAATCCTGACTTGGCAACATTCAATGGTGTTTTAACAAATGGTAATATTGCATCTTTAAAATTTTTCAAGTATTTAACATTATTTGCTTGATTGATAAAAGTTGCTATTGAATTAGCTTGGTGAAACGTTGCTTCTTTTGCTTGTTCTATTGCATAATTACGAGCTTTGCTTAATTGCTTGTCAGTTATATTATCTACATCTATTTTATTAGATGTAATATAATCTGCTAAAGCTTTTTTGTATGACGACTTTAACCCTAAACCATCTTCAGCTTCTAATAAGTTATCATTTAAATTAAACAACTTTCCTAATGTTTTTTCAAATATATCATGTTTAAATGTTTTTCTTGAGTTCTGCAGCCTTGATTGAGGATTATATTTGTTTTCGTTAAGTTCTAACCTTGATTGAACATCTATATTTTTAAAATCTTCTTTTACAAACTCCTTTGTTTTTTTATTTGCAAATGCAATAGTTTTTGTTCTTTCCATTTCAGGGTTAAACTTATTAACTATACCTTCTATTCCACCAGCTAACTTATCTTTTATTCTTTGAGTTTTCCCCATTGCAACATTTCCAACCATGTTTCTTATGTGAGTTCTTGGATTTGCTAACATTGAAAAATATCTCCAACTATCTATTTTTTCAATAGTAGATTTTGGTACTTGATTTCCTAATTCTTCATAAACACTATCTATATTTTTATACATTGTTTCTTTATCTTTTGAACTAGTTATTTTCTCAATCATTTCTGGAGTTAAATCAAATAAATCAACTTTACCAGTTATGTCTTTTCCCTGTTTATTGATTACTTTAATATTTCCATCGCTATCTTTTGTTATAGTTCCACCTTTTTTCTTTGCTAACTCATTATTCATTTTATCTACTGAACGTTGTATCCATGTTGCTTGTCCTTCTGGTGTTTGATGATTTAACATTGATAAAGCTTGTACTGTTTTACCAGCATTTGTTCCAGCCATAGCTGTTGCCTGTATTGCTTCTTGTAAATTTGTTTTATCTCCAACTTTAGAATAATATTGTATTAGTCTTTCTCCTACTGCTATATCTACAGCTTCTATTTTACCTCCAGTTGTAGCTCTATTCATTAATGATTTTAGTTCTGCTTCAGGGCTAGAATTGTTTATTCTAGCATCTGCTTGAACTAATTGTGATTTATTAGTTTCAGGTACATAAGTATCTGTTCCCATTAGTTCTTTTGCTATAGATTTAGCTTCTTTTGTTGTATTACTACTTTCTATTATGCTTTTATAATGTTTTCTTATTTTTCCTTCTGGTCTTTCTATTTCATTCCAATTAATACTCTCTCCTTGAGTATTAATATTTTCTTTAATTGGAAGATTCAATTCCGTTTTTGTACTTTCTTTAGTTGGCAAATTATATTCTTTTAAATTCTGACCTGTTCCTTGCTTTTGGTAGTTATTTTCTACAAATTGTTGCCAATCTTTAATTGGTAATGCATATTTTTGATTTATATTTGCATATTGCCCTTCATCTCCATTTATCCAAGCAACTTCTGAAGGTTTTATTTCTTTACTGTGTATTTTAGACTTATCCATTCCTGCATATTCCAATGCTTGTATATATGATGTACTAACAAATGTTCCATTTTTTATAGTATAAGATGAATATACCTGAACTTTATTTCTTTTCAAATCTCTTTCAGCATCTTCTTTTGAATAATCTCCCCAACTAAAACTTTCTTTATCATTAATAGCTTCTTCAAATGTCTTTATATCTTCAATATTTCTTATTCCAGCATGATAATCATCTAACATAGGATTTGTTTTTTTTATGATGTCTAATTGCTTTTCTTTATGAGTAATTGGTTTATAATTACTTTTATCTTGTTGTTTCAAATTTAAAGTCTGCATATTTTCGTTAGCATTTTCATATATATAATTTGAGATATCATTTCCTAGTTGTTTTATTGATTCTTCTTTTGAGTTTACTGTAAATTGATTTATTAGTTCTTTTCCGCTATACATTTCTATATTTAATCTACCATCATTACGTTTATTATAATTTATAGTGTTAGACAATAATAAATCTTCATATCTTTTAGTATTTTTTTCAAAAGAAAAAGAACCTGAATTATTTTCAGATTCTACATTGTTTTTTTCTATTCCTCCCAATACCAATCCGTTATTTTCACTAGCATTTGATGAATTTTTCTTTTTATTGCTTTCATTAAATTCATTTGATACCTCCTCATTGCTAATATTACTTAAATAATTATACAATCCTATTTTCATTTTTTCAAGTATACTTGTATTAACATTTGCGGATTTTGGCATGATATTACTTAGATCTTTTCCATTATATTTTTCTTCAATCATTCTTTTAGATGTATCTCTAGCTTCTATCTCCCCAGGATTATTTTTATATTTTTCTTTTCCAAATTTTATAGAAGTTCCTCCTGCAAACCCTTCTATCTTCTGAATCGCATGTTGTATCTCATGAATTAATGTGCCTTCTGCATTTGATATATCATTAAATCTATTAATATCTATAGTTAATTCATCTGTAAATCTATTGTATCTTCCATTTAGTCTACCATTATTTTTTGTATTATTAGAGTTCATATCTTCAATTTTTACTTTGTAGTCTCGTAATTGAGGGTACATTTCAAACAAAGTATTATGAATAAGAATATCTTTTAACTTAAATTCTTGACCAACTTTATAATTTTGATTTGCTATTTTCATATCTTTATCAGAAAAATTAAATTTCATTTTTCCTGTAACTTTGTCTTTATACCAACCTGTTTCTTTATAGATTTTTTCATTACTTTCTTTATTTTTTGCCATTTGTTTTGCTTTATTATAACTGTTATATGCTTCTTGGCTTAATTGTGGTTCTTTTATATTTTTTAATGCTTCCTTACCAGCAACAGAATATTTTAAATTGCTATCATATTTACTAAATTCTTGATTATAAGCTGTTTCAAATTTATTTCTTATATCAGTCCAAAATATTTTTTCATTTTTACCACCAGTAAATTTATTTAATTTATCAATTACCCAATTATATATTTTCTTTGCAACAGATTTATTTTGATTAACAAGTCTATTTACATATTCTTGATTTCCAAGTTCTCTCTGCAAAATGCTCATAGTTGCCTCTTCATCAACTATTTTATTAAAATTTTCATCTGATATTTGTATATTATCATTTTCATATGCCTGTTTATATGTATTCTCTAATGACTTTCTTGCATTCTCCCAGTTTTCTTTTTTGCTAGCATCTTTCAATATCATATTTTGTACTTCATTCAAATCTAAATCATGTCCTAACTCATGTATTGCAAGTTCTTGAACCCTTGTGTTAGTATCTTGTGTTTTAGGATTAAAAACTACTTCTCTATCTGCTACATTTCCCTGTTCATCATATATTGGCTTCCATACAGAAAAAGCATCATCATTGTTTTTAAAAGTATTTTCATCAAAATATGCATTAATACCTCTTCTATCAAACATCTGCTTTATTTCTTTCAAATCTTCATTTTTATAATCTATATTATATTGTTTTGCACTTTCGTCAAAATTTTTCATTTTTGCTATTTTAGTATTATTGTTTTCTACAATATCCGATTTTTGAATATTTTGATTTTGAGTTGATATAATTTGTTGCCCCTGAGTTTTAGATTGATTCTGGATTGCATTTTGTTGCATATTTTGATTATTACTTATTACATTTTGTGTTTGATTTGATATGTTGGTATTAATATTGTCTACCACTGTTTCTGTATGATAATTTTTGTATTTGTTTGTTTGTTGAATTACACTATCTTGAATCATTTTTTCAACATCTAATTCTTTAGATGCATCTTTTATTGCCAATTTTATTTCTGTATTTGACGGTGTTTTTCCATTATTTATCTTTTCTACAACAGCTGCACATGATTGTATTCCCATATTACCACCACCAACTATAGCGCCAACTAATCCTCCATTAATTCCCGATTGTAACATTCTTTGACCCATATTATGCCAATCAGATTTTTCTTTTCCTCCTATTGCTCCAGCAACAGTTTCTTGTATTGGTTCCATTATTGCTTCTTGTATAGCATTATCAGCAATTCCTATTCCATAATCTTTCAAAACTTGTTTAATTGACGTTTTAGCAAGTTGCTCTGTACCTTTTTTTGCCGCTTCTTTTCCTGTTTCTTTTATAATACTATTAATTGCTGTACCTGCTTTTTTAAAGTTACCAACTGTTACTCCTTCAGTTATACCTTCCATAATTCCCATCATAGTCCCATAGGAAAACGCTTGTTCATCTGTCATACCTCTTTCTTTGGCATCATCTATATAACTTCCCCCTGATGATGCTGTAAAATAAGTTGCTCCTAAAACTGGATTCACACTACTTGCAACCATTCCAGGTATCATATTTCCCATTGACGGTGCAAGTTCTGCTAATTTTTTAGAAACTGAATTTCCTTGATTTTCTATATTTTTTTGTATTTTTTCTTGGTCTTTATTAATTGATGATTGCAATTTTTTATCCATATTAAATCCAAGCTTGTCTTTTACTTCTTCATTAATATTTTTTAATTTTTTCAACTGTTCCTCTGTTAAATAATTAGGCAAATCAGTTAATTTTATTTCATTTCCGTCTTTATAATATCTTGCTCCTCCGTTTATATTCTCTCCAAATTTAGTTAAATATTTAAGAGATTGTTTCGTTCCTGATGTAGCTCCTAGCCATGTATTTTCTACAGTTCTTCCTGTATCATTCCCAAAATTTCCTATGTTGTTTTTTACTATTCCAACGCTTCGTTCTGCATTTTCTTGTATTTGATTCCATATATTATTTTTCTCATTAAAATTATTCGAAGTTATTGAATTACTCATATTTTCTTTAGAATTTATAATTTTAGAATAATTATCATTAAAATTTGCCTTTGCATTAGATATGAAATCTTCTACATTCTGTTGTACTTTTATTGCATCTTGTTCTTTTTCTTTATCGTTTCTTCCAGCTATATCTTCTATAATCTCCCAAATTTTTTTAAGCATATACTATCACCATCTTCCCATTAAACTATTAAGTATTTTCATGCTACCTATACCAATCTCACTACCTACATCAGCTGCATTTTTTAATATTCGTTGTAGCCTTGGATCAGTTTCTTCTGTTATATTACTATCAGATACCTTTAGTCCACCTGTGCTCTTGGTTGACTTTTTACTACTTTTAGAACTACTAGCCGAACTAGATTTTTTTTTTGACAATTCATATTGCTTTTGCCATTGATTATCAGAAACAGCAGCTCTCTCTTTTTGATAATCAAAATTCTTTTGCCATTGACTATCAGAAATAGCATCTCTTTGTTTTTGATAGTCAAAAGATTTTTGTTTCCATTGATTTTCGATTTCATTTTGCCTTGCCTGTTGGTCAAAGGTTTTTTGCCATTGATTATCAGAAACTCTATCTCTTTCTTGTTGATATAAATATTGTTCTCTATTTTGTCTTAACTCATAATTTTGTGTTAATAATTGAGCTTTTTGTTTGTATAAATCTAATGCTGCTTGTGCTTGTTGCACACTTCCATTTTGCCTTGCTTGTTGAACTTTAAAATCATAATCACTTTTTAAATCTCTGGCATTGTTTAAAGTTTCCGTTACATTTTTCTGGTAAGTATTATATAACGCTGTTTGAGTTGTTTCTGCATAACCACTATGAGCCAAACCTTGTTGTGCTAATTGTTCTGCATTGGCTCCATATTGGTTTGCTTGTTTTTGCCAATTTGAATACAGTCCTTTTGTTGTTTTGGTCGTATCTCGTTCAATTTTATCTTTTTCTCGATTTAATTCATCAACTTGCATTTGAGTTTGTTGATTTATTAACTCATTCTGTTTTCTTTCTTGTTCATTTATTAAATTATTCTGTTGATTAGTTAATCTATCAATATCTTCATATCCAGTAGCCATATATACTCCTTTCTAACTTGTTCTTTTCCACATATAACATGTAATATATGGTTGCAAGTTATTGTGTGCTCCTCCACCTCCTGTTTGGGTTGTCAAATTATAATAATGTCCTTTCCCATAAAAATAATTTCCATAACCATCTCCTAAGCTTGAATAATTTTCATCTTTTATCCATGTTCTATGTGAATGTGGTGGTACTTCTTCTATTGTTAACTTGTGTGTTTTTTCTCCACCAGTCTTTTCAACTGTTTTAAAATCATTATCTGATGCATTTACTCCTACAGGTACTCTTCCTGTTCCCCATGCTACCCATGTTCCTCCAAAAAAAGAACTTGGATTTGTATTTTTTACACTTAAATAAATTGAACCTACTGGATACATTAATTTCCCTACTGTCTTAATATCTGAATTAAATGCTGTATTTAATACTCTATGTTTTATCTTTCCTTCACTTAATACAAGCACCCATGTGTCATTTTCATTATTGGTATTTACATCCCATGTAAAACCATTGATTTTTCCTGTCAAGTTTTGTACAGTTAAATTTCCTGTTATAGTTCCCCCAGTTTTGTCTAACTTTTTATTAAATAATTTATCTAACTCATTTGTTAACACTTCATTTATATATTCTTTTATTTTTATTGAACTTTCATCAAATTTCTTTTTTAATTCTGCAGTTTCTAATGTAGGACTGTCTGGTAAATTTTCTATAGTATTTAAATTTTCTTCTAATTTCGTTAACGCCATATTCCCCTCCTATTTTTTTATATATCCACCAACAAAAGCTTCTATTGTTGAACTAAATATTCCAAATGGTTTGTCTTTTTCATCACTATAAAATTTAAGCGATAATTCATTTAATTTTTTTTCTTTTATTTTATATAAAACATAAGATTTATCTGTTGTAATAAAACTAAAGTTTCTAAAATCTAAACTTTCAAATGAAAATCCATTGGCCGATTTTCTTGTTGTGTATTTATATTCACTTGATTTGTCTGTTCTTCTGGCAATTTTTATAAGCCCATTAGGTATTGTTTTTATTTTAGCTAAACCACCACGTTTATTTGTGGTTTTTAATTGATTATTATAACCAAAATTGTCCATTGGAGTAGTCCAATATGAAATAATTGTTTTTCCATTATCATTAGTACCTTCTAAAATAAAAATAGAACCATTATCGGTTCCAATATATAATTTATCATTATATTCCTTTAATAATATAGGATTTATGTCTGTAAAATCCCAATAAAACCATTCATACCCAAAACTATCTAAATTAGCGTACTTTTGTCTACTATCAGCTAAATATATCTTACCATTAACAAGAATCAATAAATAGCCTTGATATTCTGTCATCATAGCATCTTTATAATTATTCTCATTTGTCATTTTTACATCTACCATAAAACTTCTGTGTGCTATAGCCTGTTTGCTATCTATTTTCTCTGTTGATATTCCTTCTAATCCATATCTGCTCAAATAAACAATATCATCTTGAAAATTAGTACTATCCACATAACATCCAACACTAACATTTCCTTGCTTAGTTGGATATATCTTTCCGTGTTCTAAATCCAATGTCGGTTCATGATAAAAAACATTTGCATTATTTTGATCTAAATTCTTAAAAATCCATAACACATTATTTCCAACAGTCATTCCTGTTATTGAAGAATCGCTTGAACCATCTTCATAGTAACTCAAGTCACTTATATAAGCTGGATTGTTTAACTCAGAATGAAATACCGCATTTGGAAAATCTGGATTACCCGTAAAAAACATTCTATTATCAAATAACAATGCCTTAGTGCATTTATTTATTCTATCTTCATAGCCACTTATGGTTTTAGAAAATGTAATAAAAACATTATCTTCGCCACTTAAATTTGGTTTAGATGGTGCTGTATTAAAAGTCACTTTCCCATTTACCCTGTCTACCGTAAAATTTGAATTTTCTGTCTGCTTTTTGTTATCTACAGTTACAGTTACCGTTGTACTATCTATATTTTGTGCATCTAAATAAAATATCTTTGATGTACCATCTCCAACAAAACTATTTATTCTTTTAGGTTGTAACAAATTAACATCTTGTAAGGTTTCTCCACCTCCCATATTCCCCGCTGTTCTACTAATTGTAGTACGTGGTACAAATGCTTCATCTTTTACTTTCTTTAATATTGTACCATCATACACAAGATAATTTTTTCCGTCATTTATATATAATTTTGAATCAAGCTTGTTATACTTGCTTCTTTTATTATTCATATCCGCATATAATTGTTTCAATGTTTCTGAGGTCGGTTCACTTGGGAAATTACTCCATTCATATAATACAGTACCTGAATGTATTAAAGCTTTCGTTAAACTAAATATATAAATACCATTAATTCTATTACCTATTTGTGCTATTTTTCTATAACCTGGCCTAGTTTCTATGCAAGTACCTTGAGCATCTCGATAATTCTTCCATACGTTCAAAGCATCAGGACTTCTTGTTATAGAAACCAATGTTGGTTCATTTAAAAAATCTACTCCTGAAAAATCAGCATAAGTTCTTTTTATTCCTGTGGCCATCTGTTTTCCTCCTAAATATCATATTCTGGTTCATTTAATACAACTGTAGGTATATTTTTTCTAGTATCTAACAATTGTAGTTTTCTTTGATATTCTGTTGCAAAGGCTGTATAATCAGCACTTGGATCAGTTTTTAATATATCATCAGCCACTTTATATGGTAGCAATGCTTGTGCATCATTATCTAATTCTAAATAAAAATCATCCGTTGTTTCTTCATTTATGTCCTGTGGATATTTATAATATTCTAATATTGTTGAACCAGGAATATTGTCATTTAAATATATTTTTTTATTTATTGTATAGTATTCTGCAGTTATTGGCTTATTGTTTTTATCTAATGTATACACATTTTTTATTTGGTATAAATCAGCTGGAAGACTATATGAAGTATATTTGTCTTTTTTGTTTTCATCTGGTATTTCATTATATAATTTTGTGGCTATTATCTTTTTAGTCATTGCTAATTCTTGATATGCCAATTGATATAAAAATGGTAATCTTAATGCTATATCGTCATCTTCTGTTTTTTTTACTAAATCAGGTGCATATTCTTCTATTAATGCCAAAGTTAATTTTTTATTTTCACCATATGTCATTCATTTTCCCTCCAAGTTTGACAGATTCGAACTGTCTATTGTCCTTTTCAACTTGATAAAAAGAGGGGAAATCCCCTCCTTAATTATGGTAATTCTACTGCTTGTATTGTAATATCAGCACTTTCTCCTTTTATTATTACTTTTCCCTTATTTTCTCCTGATACATTTACAAATTTACCAGATTCAATAACTATTCCATATGTTTTTCCTGCTGGTATGGATATTTCTAAATCTTCTACTCCTTGCAAAGAATTGCCTTTTATTATAGTTGCTTTTTTAGCAGCACTTGCATTTCCGTTTGTAATCATAAGTAATATTCTACCATCTGATTGATTTGTGTAATCAACGCTTGCCCCTTCAGTAGCATCTACAGCTACAGCGCTTATCACCTCTTTAGCTTCATTTCTTATTAATTCTGTATTAGTTATTTTAGCTATTGCCATATTCTATCACTCCAATCTTATTTTTAATATTTTATTTTTGGTGGCATCTTAATACTGCACACTCTTTTGGTCTTACCATTTTTCCACCATATGTATTTAATCCTTTTACTGCTTCGGCAAAATCTTTTTCTGGTTCATATGGTTTTAATTTGTCAATACCATTGCAATAAGCAAATGCTTTTGATGTTTTAACTATTATATAGTCATCTGTTCCATCATTATATGCATTATTTGTCATTTTTACTTTGGCATTATTGTATAAACCTAAAACTCCTTGTGCTATTAATTCATCGTTATTTGTTTTTAATTCTATTAATTTATTTTGGAACAAACTATAAAACCAAGGTGTTAAGTACATAGTAACCTTGTCTTTTGTACTTACTCCTTGGTTCCATAATTTAACAAATAATTTATCAATAGCTGCTTTAGCTTCTTCAGCTGTTGAAATTTCTGTTGATTCTGTTTTATAACCTGCATTTTTTGCCATTTGTGTTGCACAGAATATATCTTCTTGCTCTGCCATTCCTCTTGTAGTTTCTTCTTGTAATGCTTCCATTACTCCATCCATTGATTGAGCTTTATCTATATCATCAATTCCATAATTAAAATAATCAAATTGATCAATATCTAAATATGTTGAAGCATCTGGTATTTTTTCAGCTGAGTCTATATCTTTATTAGGAATATATTTTTTAATAGTTGGTCTTCCAACATTTAATATTTTTACTCTTTTCCCTTGTCCCGCATCTCCTTCAAATTTAAAATCACAATCTTGTTTAAATACTGTAAATTTTGGTAATTCATGTTGTATGTATTTTGACCATACAACTGGTTTAAAATTTGCATAACTCATTTTATATCTCTCCTTTATTTTTTTATTTGCCCCATTTTTTCATTGAAGCCATAACATTTTTAAATATTGTAGGGTTGTCCAAATCTTTAGAAGTTAGTTTATCAACTTCTTCAGATGTGTAATATTTTTTTACTTTTGATTCTCCTACCGTTGATTTAACACTACCTGTACTAGCAGGTTTTTCTACTTCTTTATGGTTTAATTTTGCATATAAATCATAAATATCAGTAATAGAAGTATCTGAATTAAATTTCTTAGAAAACTCTTTAAATTCTTTGTCTTCTAATATTTTTTCATCAACTCCCTTGTCTTTTAGTTCTTTTAATTTCAACTCACTAGATAAATAACTACCTAATTCCATAAATTCCGCTTCTTCTCTTTTACTTATTTTTTTACTTTGTTTTAAAGAAGCTAATTCATTTGCTCTACTTTGAATTTCATCAAATTCAGCAGAACCAATTAAATCTTGAGCATCTAATTCCCCTAATCTTTCAGAATCTCTATTATTAAATTTTGATTCATATTTAGGAATATCTACTCCTTGTTCTTTATAGAAACTATTGACTTTTTCAAGAATATCTTCATCATCACTAGCACCTAATCCAGCACGAATAGTATTTTCGAGTTGCTTATATCTTTCAATTTCTTTATCTTTTTCTGCTAATTGCCTTTTGACTTTTCTTTCAACCCTTCCTACTCTTGATTTGACTGCATTGTCAATATCTTCTTGTGTTAACTGCCTTTCTTCTTGAGTTTCTTGTTCTTCTTGAGTTGTTTCAGTTTCAACAACCTCATTATCAATATTTTCTACATCCATATTTTCATCATTTGGCATATGTAACCTCCCATTTAAAGTCCGTCGACTATTAATTCCTAAAAGCTTTTTTCCCGTCTTCATCAGTTTTGGACAATAAAAAAAGAGCTTATTGCGCTCTAATTAACTTGATTATTTAATTGCTGATTATTAAGCATGTCTGCTTCTTCAGGAGTTATTCCTGCTTGCTGTTGATTTTGTATTTCTTGCTGCGTCATTACTTGTTCTATTGCTCCATTTAATGCATTACCTTGTTTCTCTATATCTGTAATTACCTTATTTTTCTCTTCTCTTGTTTTTAATATTTCTTTTAGTTTTGATTTTGGCATTGTAGAATCTTCTGGCAAAGCATTAACATATTCTTCAAATGTTATTTGTCCTGCACTTAATAAATTCTCAAGAGAAACTTCCATAGCATATTTGTCAAATGCAGACTTTGGAGTAATATCAATTTTTAAATCTAGTTCTAATTTATTTAATTCCTCATAATCTAAAATATATTGTGTATCATATGTAGTATCATTAGCATAATCTTTTTCTTCTTTGGTCAGTTTAATTCCGTCTACACTATAAGCTTTTAACATTTCAAACCATATTCTTGCAATATCTTCTATAAATGTTTTATATGCTTCTACCTGAGAATTAATTGGCTGTTGACTTGCTTGCTGAACTGCTAATATAGCTTTCCCACTTGTTTGTGTTGGATCTATATTTCCAGTTACATTATCTCCTGCTCCAGCCAAATTTTGTGTATCATCAATTAACTCTTTTTGTAAATTATATGCATCTGTACTCATCTGAGCGGGTTTTAAGTAATTAACAACCTTATTTACATCATCAGCATTCAATTCATTTAATTCTATTGTTGTTCCCACACTATTTAAAGCTTTTGTATTTTTTATATATTTGGTATTTGCTACCAATTTTGGAAATGCACCCAATTTCACTGCCAAAGCCCTTCTTGTAGCAGTCTTATTTATTTCTATTTGATTTGGTATTAAATATTCAACTTCTCCCTGTCCTCTGCTGCTTCCTTTTACTCTTATCCAATTATAATGTGCTACAGGATAAAGCTTTATTTTTAGATTACTATCATTCATTACATTTGCTAATCTAGTACATTTTTTAGCCCATATTGTTCCATCTTTTTTATATAATTTTAATAATACTAAACACATTGGACTTATTTCATCTACTCTTTTATCTTTTCCTGCTTGCTCGTGGTATTCCTCATCAGGTATAATCTTTTCAAGTTCTTCGTCGCTCATTCCATTTTTCTTTGCTTCCTCTTTTACTTCGTCGACTGTTCTTCTAAAGGAAATAATTATATATGGTTGTGTTTGAATATTATCATCATTTTCATTGCCATAATATATATTCGTCTTGTCCACTTGTTCTGGTACTATATTATCATTATCTTCATAAAAATAAACAATTCCTTCTGAGTCAATACATGCATCATCAACACAATTTCTAACAATTTTGTCAACTTGATTCTTTTCCCAAGTTCTATTTGCAAATCTGTTTAAACTATCGCATAAATCCTGTAATTTTTTTCTTTCCGTATCATTCTCATAGGTATCAGAATTAAAATAAATTTGATATGAATTTGTTTTTACTACTCCCACTTTATATTTAACAATGGATTGTATTATATTTAATGTAATAGGCTGTATTCCACCTAATTTTGCATTTTCCCATTGATTTCCCAAATAGAACTTGAAGTTCTTGTCAGTTTTATTGTACAAATCCTGTTTATAATTATAGTCAACTCCTTTTTGATATTCATTCCATACATCTGTTACTATATTTTCTCTTTTCATAAATTAAATCTCCTCCTGACTTGTTGGAGTTCCATCATAATTATCTAGATTCCTTAATGCTTTGCTTAATTTTTCTCCTTCTTTTTTCTTTTCATTTTCTTCTTTGGCTGTTTTTATTGAATGCCTTATTTTTTCAGGCACCGAAGGTATGTCCTCTGTTTTTCCTATCTTAAAACCAAAATAAAAGCCTGTTATTAAACAGACTATTGGTAATATTGTATATATTAAATTAATCATTTCTCTTACTCCTCTTTTTTGTTTTCTTTTTAATAGTAATTTTCTTTTCTTCTTCTCTTTGCCCTATTTTTTCTCTTAATACATTTTTTTCATAGTTTTCCTCCTAAAATACTTCTATTTTACTTCCATAATCGCTTTTAATATTATCTTCATCTATTCCAAATTCTTTATCTATAAAAGCTTTTATTTCTTCGTTCTGTGATATTATTTTTTTCATTGTCTGTTGTGGTCTTACATAATAAGCTATAGCCAAAGCCATAACTAAGTCATCATGATAGCCATCTTCCGCTTCCGCTCTGCCATTCCTGTTTACTATAAATGTTAGCATTTCTCTTAATGTATCTTTATCATTAATTTTTTCAACTTCGTCTTTTACAATCTCTTGTAAATTTGCTAATATTAATGGCCTTGTTATTGATGTTGTCTTAAATCCAAATGCCTTTTCGTGTTTACTTATGTATGTATCTTCTTTTTTTCTAACATACATATTAGGATAATTTAACTCTATTAATTTTTGTACGGGGTATGTACTGAAGTTACATTCAGGTCCAAGCAATGCTTTATTATAAAACATACCTAGACAATATATTTGTTTAACGTATTCTATTTCATCATATTGCTGTTTTAATACCGCAACTTGCTCTCCTGTAATATTGTTGATTACATGTGCTGTAAAATAATCTGATCCTTCTCCAGCTGTATCTCCACCAATTACGTATGGAACATTGTTTTCAGGGTATTTATATATCTTTATGCTTCCTTTTTCTTCTTCTTTGAATTTTCTACCTCTTATTCTTATTCCATCATAGAAACAAGAAAAAGAGCCCTGTATAATTGGGTTCTTGCCTCTTAATTCATTTATTCTATTTATTATATTCTGTTTATTAAAATAACATTTACCAGTTGATAAAAACGCTTCTTCAGGGCTTATTGGATATTCTTGTTTGAATTTATCAATATCACCACCACAATTGTTTTTTATACACCATCTTCTCCACTCTAATTGTTCTAAAGAAACATTATACATTTTTTGTAGTTCTATTTCTTCTTGCGTTAATTGAAATCCAGTGTATTCCATTTTGTATTCTTCTAATTCATTCCAACCAACAAACAATGGATAAAAATCATTTTCTCCTGCAACTGCCTTATCCCATAGTTCTTTAAAGTAATCATAACCATTTGCTGTAGACTCAATTATTATCATAGAATCAGTTGTATTAGGAACTGCTTGTAATAATCCTAATAATGTATCTTCTTTATTTCCTTCCCAGAATGCCAACTCTGATAGATGTAATGCCGTAAATGTATCTGAACGTCCTATTCCTTTTCCACCTGCTGTCATACATTTTATTTTACTATCTAAACCTGTTCCATGTTCATTGTTAAAAACTAATTCTTTAGCATTAGATTTTTTCTGTTCTGGCTTAATTGAGTCAGGTAAATTTTCTAACATTCTTTTACTCATATTAAATAAGTTCGATGTACTATCTTCTTTATGTGCAACTATACCTGCATTGTAATTATGTTTTGTAACAACATTTTTAAATATAATTGACTCTGTTTCTGTACTAAATCCCATTTGTCTAGCTTTTAATATTATAATTCTAATAGGTTTCTTTTCTTCATGTAATTTCTTTATAACATTATAATATTTCATTTGAGGTTCATTTAATTTTAAAGGAATTATATTATTATTCTTGTCTCTTATTTTTATATAGTTTTCAATATACTCTTTTGTATTAATACTCATTGCCTTCAACTCTTTTTATATATTCTTCATACGAAGTATCTACATTTATATTCTCTTGTTTATCTTTCCATCCAAAGTTATTCTTTAAATTAAAGATTATTCCTGTTGTTCCGCTATCTGTTATTAAGTGTTTTTCTAAGTAATTTTCTACTCTTAACTTTGCTTTTTTTATTGTGTCGGAAAATTCTTCTTTCTTAGCATATTCACACAACGTATCTCTACAAATATCAAGAGCTATACACAACCCAGTTATTGTATATGGTTCATTTTTATTATCACACTCTTTAAAGTATTTATCTATTTTTTCTTGTAGTTCTTTTCCCCCTGTTATTTTATTTGGTCTTCCTCTTGGCATTTGTTTTCACATCCTTTCTTGGTCTATATCTAAAACAATAGTCATAATGCTTGCACTCATCGCATCTTCTTTGCATACAATTTGCATAGTTAATTTTCTCGCTCATAATACACACACTTTGTACATATTACATCTCCATTTTGAAAAACTCTTATTTCACAATCGTTCTTTGTTTTATTTTTGCATCTTGAGCAGTGTTCTTCTTTGTATTTTTTTATTCTTTCTTGATTAGTCATATGTACATCTCCTTTTATTTTATTTTTTACATATTTCGACAAAATTTTTGTTTTTGGTTTGATATAATTTCTTTTGAGCCTGAACATTATTTTTACAAAGAAAAGGAGGTGTTGTGTTATGACTTCAAAAGAAGATATTTCTTTACAATTAACAAAAACTATTATTGAAAACTCATCTTTAGCCAAAATGCCTGACCCAGCTCATGTAGTTTATGATATGTACAATGCAATTTATAACAATATTGAAACTCATGATCAATAAATAATTTCAGCTATATCACACATAGCTTTAACATTACATACAATTTGTTCAGGCTCATTATTATAATCCATTCCTTGATTTATTTTCTTTTCTAAACCATCATTTATTCTATTTAATCTTTTCATTTCATCTAATAAATAATCTCTTATTTCCATATCTTTTCCTCTTTTCTTTTATTTATAAACACTACGAAATATGTAAGTTATATATAATTGCACTCTAGAACTAAACGGCTTATACTTCATCTAATAGATTACTTTTTGCCACTCTGCTCTCTATATATGTTTACATACTTCGCACTATTTACAAATATTAATTAGAACTCGCTAGGAAAGTTCTGTAAAAGTTTATATAAAAAAATAACTTGAAAGGAGGTCTGCCATATCAAATAAACATAACAAACTTTATATTATCAGTTACCTAGCATACTGGTAATAACTAATCTACTAATTCCCAATCTTCTGCTAACATATCAGCTTGACTTGCTAACCAGCCTAATTGGACTCCTGATGTTCCTACAAATGCTATTGCTTTGTTTCCTATTTCATCATGTTCAGCATTTATTATTTCATTATTAGTGTTTTTATAACTTATACAAGTTGCAAGTTCTATATATTGATTTTTTCCATTCCAACCTTGCCTTTGTACTCTTTTTTCTTCTTTTAATAATTGTATTGCTTTTCCAAAATCCATTTTCTATCTTCCTTTCATAACATAATAAAAAGAGCAAATACAAAAAGGGGCTTGTATTTACTCTTTATTCTCTACTTACATTTCTCTTGATTATATATATATCACATTTTTATGTCGTGATTACACCTTTTTTGTCGTGTTGTTCAAATATTTTTAATGCTATTCCATTCATCTTGCACATATGTTTATAATCATAGTCCATCTCACTTGCTGTTGTTACTAGTGTCTTACCTTGTATGTATACTTTTTCTAAAATTAACTTGTATGGTTGTTCTACTTTATCTAATTGATTTAATATTTGCTTTTGATTTTTTTGTTCTCTTACTATTCTTTCTAGCAATTCATTTATATTATCTAATAAAATCGCTATTTTTTCTGCCATGCTATCTTGAACTTCTTTACTTCCCTTTGGCATATCTGATAATACTGATGTTATATTTTCTATACTTGCTTTATATTCTTCTATGTATTCAAGCCTGTCTTTTATCCATTTTTGATTATATTTATAATTTTTTAGTTCTTCTCGTGTCATTAGTATACCTCCTCATTAAATAATTGTACTCTACCTTCTATATTCTTCTTTTAGCCTTTTCTTAATTAGTTTTAATGCTATCTCATAAGCATCATTTTCGTCTTTTAGGTTATTTTCATCTTGCCTTAATACTTTTATTGTCTCTAGTAAATTATTGTTTAAATTTATGTTTTTCTCTATTAATTCTTTGGCATTTAATAGATTCTTTATTGTTTTAGTCATTTGTATCACCTACTTTTAGTTATTATCTACATATTCTTTTATGTTAGGAATAGCCTGTTTTTTGATTATTCTTGCTATATCTTTTGCTTTATTACATGTTTTTAACATGTTTTTATATTCTTCTATCTTGTCTTTTACTTTTTGAATCCACTTTTGATTTATATCATTTAATTCCTCTTTTAATTTTTGATTTTCTAATTCACTTTTAATTGCATTGTTTAATGCTTCGCAATTTTGAGCAGTGCAACAACTTATTTTTGTTAATTCTGCAATTTTTTTACATTCTTTTAACTCTTCATTCTCTTTTAATACTCTTTTATAATCTGATAAAATATGTTGCAATATTCTAGCAAGCTCTACAATTTCTTTATTGTAATATCCGTGCCAGCCATCTTCTTTATACTCTTTATCTGTTTTTATAGATTTTATAAAATGTTCTGCATTTTTTATATCTTCTTCTATACTATTTTCTTTCACTTAAAACACCTCCTAATCATCTCTATGTATATAAAATGTTTGACTATTTTTAGTTTTATGAGCTAGTCCAATTTCTATATTTCCTATCTTTGCTATATAATCTTCATTTTCGCTTAATTTATCTAATATCAAATTTAATTGTTTTAATGTGCTAGGAAAGAAAATTATATTAGTTTCTTTCACTATGTATCACTCCTCTCTAATACCTTGATAAAAATTCTTTTAATTCTTTTCTTACTGTCTCCCACTCTTCTGTTTTTTCTAGCAATTTATTTAATTCATCTTTAGTTAATTTTGTGCAATCCCAGTTAGTCTCATCAAAATCATAACAACTACAATGATATCCTTCTACTAAAACAAATTCATTATATTCTGTATCAGGCATATCTTCTAGCAATAATAACCTTTCCATCTCATAATCTCTTTCACTTGTTGTTGCAAATAATACATTGTGCATTTTTATATCTGTTTTATTTTTTAAATTATATTTTTCCATATCTTATTCACTCCTTTATCACTAAATTTGCTTTGATTAAATCGTATAAAGTGTTATCTAATTCTCCATCTAATCTTGTAATTTTTATTTGTCTATTACCGTCTACTTGATAACAAGTTCTGTCATCATCATCATTGCATAAATAAACTTTTTTAAAATATCCGTTTGGAAAATGTTTAAAACCATATTTTTCAAGTTCTTTTAAATTTACATCATCTCTTATTTTTAGCATATCTATTCTCCTCCTAATTTATATAAAGTAACATCATAATCTTCAAATACTTTTTCTATAATTTTATAAACCTTATTCCAATCTCCATTTGCTATACTACAACCTATTCCATAAGGTATTGCTATACTTAAATTATTATTTTCCGCCCACATTCTTATATATCTTAAGCTTTTTTCCATTGCTATATAATCTGTATCAAAGTTTGACTTTTGACTAAACATATTTGCTATTGTTTTTTCATAATCTCCATAAAATAATACTGTTCCACTTAATAAATCATAATTATTATCCAATTCCTTGCAATGTAATGAATAAAAATTTTCTAATCCTTTATAACGGTCGGCGAGTTGTCTAGCAACTCCACCTCCGCATTATTCCTTGTACGTTTACTTGATGAACTATTATATTTTCTGTACAATCTAATATATTTTCCTGTTTAATCGTTATCATCCGATGCACTTCCTTTTTCTACAAATTCTCCATGTTCAAGAGTATAATATGTATCTTCTTTTATTTTTTTTCCATCAACTTTTACTGTTTTTACCTCTTTTACTTCCCAATTCCAGTCTTCATCTTGTATCCATTCTGCTACTACTAGCCATGTCCCTTTTTTACCTGAAGCTTGTCCTCTTACACCTAAACAGCTTGATATACTTTTTTGTCCTAAATTACTTGCTACTGAATTGTCTCCTGTGTTACTTGCTACTGAATAGTTTCCTGTGTTACTTGCTACTGAATAGTTTCCTGTGTTACTTGCTACTGAAT